TATTTGGCAACCTACTAAAGTTTAACGAAAACTTATTAGGTTGTAAAAAATTTTGATTTGTTGGATTTCTGTCGAGTGCTGTCATATCTTTATTTATGCGAAAAAAAAGACCCACTTTTTAAGGTGGGTCTTTTAAGATAGTCTCTTATTATTGTTATAATTATTGAGACTTTAAAGATTACATCAAGTTGGAAATCTTGAAAGCACGATAGTAAACATTGGAGTTTACATTGATTGTGCCATTGCCAACAGTTGTACCTTGTGCAAATGGGTTGGCAACTAGACCATAACGAGTCTTGAAACCAATCTTTGGTTGGAAGGTACCTGTATCAACTGCACGAACCATTTGTAGAGGAACATATGGGCAGTAGAACAGACCAGCGTCATAAGCGTTAGAACCCTTATAACCGATAACTGCGAACTCAGATGTAGATGATGTTGGGAAGTATGGGTCGATATAGACCTTGATACGACCAAACAATGTACCTGCAAAGGTGTTGCCAGTGTCATCAACTGTCAATGAAACATTTGATGCAAGAGCTGAGTTGTAATCCAAGATGCCTGCCATTGCAAGTGCAGAAGCAACATCTGAAGAACAAATCATAATGTTACCTTTACCACGGCGAGTTTGCTTAGCGATGGTATTAGCTTCACGCTCGATTTGGAATGCCAAACCTTTAACTTTTTCAACCATCCAACGACCGTTAGAGTCGGTGTCTAAGTCGAATGTACCAGCAGTAGTTGTACCTACTTGAGCACCAACTTTTGCAGTTGAGTAGATTGTGCGGATAACTTCACGGTTAATTTCTGCAAGAATTTCGCTAGAAAGAATGTTAGCGAGTTCTGTCTCAGCGTCAAGACCATGAACTGCTTTCAAGTCTTGTGCGAGTTCCATTGAGTATTCTGCCTTGAGAGCACGGCTACGAGCAGTAACAGTAACTTTCTCAATTGAGAATGCCATTTCTTGGAATGTGTTAGAACCATCACCTAATGCTTCAGAAGCACCAGTTGTCATTGTTGCAGGAAGATTTGAGAACACGGTGTTCGCAAATACATTACCTGAAGTTGCAGTATTAGACTGCAATGATAGAGCAGCTTGAGAAGCAGCGCCTGAGAAACCTGCGTTGGCTTCGTCATAGAAAGCTTCTGTACCGCCTTGTGTTGCATAGCGTGAACGCATTGCAAAAATCAAACCAGTTGGACCAGTCATTGGTTGAACGCCTGCGATATCATAAGCGATAAGGTTAGGCAATGAACGGCGAACTAGAGAGATTAAGATTGGATCAAAACCTGCAACAGGTGACGATGCGGAACCACCGAAACCACCAGATGCAACTGTGTTAACCATTGAGTTTGTTGGGCCTGTTTCGTTAAGAACAGATGCTGCTTTTGTCATCTCAGAAGCTTGGTTCTCAAGAATAACGGCAGTAACCGCTTTACGATATGGGTCCTTGATAGGTGCTAATTCTGGGTGCTCCAGAACGCCTTCCCATTTCTTTTGTAGTTGTTCGGACAAATACATTTAAGTTTCTCCTTTAGGGTTTTACTTTAATTAAATTTTTGTTTTAGAAATTGCTTGTGATACCATTGCAACTAGAGGGTCGTTAATATCAACCTTCTTAGCATCAGTATCTTCTACCTGTTCGTGTAGTTGTTTCTCATCTGCCTTTTTAACACCAGATGGGAAATAGTTCTCACGGATTGTCTCAATCTTATTTTTGTATTCGTCCTCTGTGGAGAATTCTACACTCTCTGCGAGTGATTTGATTTTTTCGATTTGAGTTGTTGTGAGACCTTCACAAGCTTCACGGGTAATATCATTCTTGCGAGATTCTACAAGTGCTTTTGCAAAACCAACACCACGCTCGATTTCTTCGTTGAGTTTGCCTTCAAGTTCTTCAACTTTAGTGGCAAGTTCATCAACCAAGTCAACCTTTTCAGATGGAACATCGATGTAATGTTCTGCAAATAGATTGCGTAGACCTGCAATGAATTCTTCAGTAAGTTCGGCACGGAGACCGGACTCAATTGCAATTTCGTTGTCTGCTAACCATTGTTCAACAACATAGTTTAGGTAGTCATCTACCTTAGTTGTTAGGTCAGACTTAATTTCTGCAACTGCTTCTTCGAGCATTGAGGCATATTTTGACTCAACTTCTTCTTCAATTTGTTGAACACGGTCCATGACACGAGCTTCAAAAATTGTAGCAGCTTTAGTTTTGAATTCTTCAGAAATAGTAGAATCATCAGAGAACAATGAATCAATATCCTCTTTCATTTTCTTTTTCATTTCTTCTTTTTTCATGTGAGAAGTTTCTTCCAAAGTTTCATCTTCGGTAATAACTTCATCTTGTTTTTCTTCTTCTTCAGCAACTTTCTTCATAGTGTCTTGCTTGTCGGCAGAAGCAGCTGAAGGTTTTGTTGTTGGAGCTGCGGCGCTCTTAGCAGCCTTAGTTGCATCGATTTTATTAGAATCGTCATCTGGCTTGCTATTTTGAGGAGTAGGACCGCCAAGGTCTACTGCATCAGCACCTGGTAATTTTTCTGGTGGCATAGCTGGAGCGGACTTCTTGCTTCCGGCAAGAATTTCTGCTGCGGCTTCCATGAGTTTATTTGTTGCCATTAGGAATCTCCTTATGATTTCTTATTTATAAAATTAAAGTTTTCTGAGGTAATTTTCAAACAGTTTAAGAGCGGTTTCCTCTAATTGTGATTTGGAAGCTCTCTGAATTGTTTTTTTGTAACGGTCATGGTCTGCTTCAACAAACTTACCGTCAATCATCATCCATTCTTTGTTTTCCATAATACCGTTAACAAAGGCACCTGGTGCTGATGGATCCGCAACAATATCTGCCGCAGTTGCTAGGCGCAAGTCATCTTGAACCAAATTGTATCCTTCTTTAGTTTGCATTAGAGAACCTAATGCTCGTGAAGATACTCCCACTTGAATATCGTTATCGATAAAGTTTTTTACAATTTGTCCATATGGAGTTTCAAGAATTAGTGCTTTACCGTAAAATGAATTACCATCTTCCACTAGAGAAACAATTTTATGTGATACTCTTTCAAGGTTGATAGATGGTGTGTCAGGATGACCTAATTCACCCAATGCACGGTTTGAATTAATAAACTCGTCTGTATATCTCTCTACTTCACGGCGTAGAGTATCCATTTTATACATACGATTATTTTTATTGACTTGTTCGCCAACTAAAAATGTACCTTCAATAAAAAGTTTTTTCTTACCATTTTCTGATGCTTCAGTAAGATACTTTACATCATCAATTGTTTCTGTAATAAGTTTCATGTTAGATACCTGTTAATGCTGGACTGTATTCAGCAGTTTTATTTAACGACAGAATTAAAGTGCCGCCAGTTCCAGAGTTTGTGATATGTAGATTAGCAGAACTTGTGTTTGCAACTACAATATCGTGTTGTGCAAGTGGTAAAGAATTTTCACCAAACAGTTCTAAGACAAGAACACCAGAGGTGCTATTGCCACGATAAATTCTCCAAACACCATCCGTTGATGAATGAATGCCAGCAATTGCGGCATTAGATACTGTTTCATCAGCACCAGTAGATAAACCTGCCAATGTAACATTGGTTGCGGTATTACCTACAACACGAATAACTGATTTACTTCTTTTATTATTAATGACTTCGTATGGCATTTTATCTTAGTTACCTGAAATTCTATAACCTTTAATACCAGAGCGTCTGCGATTCTTTTGAACCACAATACGACCCTTTGCGTTTCTTCTAATTCTACGGCGAACTTTTGTAATTCTACCTTGCTTGATAAGATTTGGATTTCTTTTCTCATCAAGTTGTTCTTCCACTTCTTCAAACATGTCGGCTACAACATAACGCTTCGCTTCTTCTAAGCGTTCAGCTGCAATTTCTTTTAGACGGTTATAACAACAATTTCTAGCTTCGTCTAATTTACCGGCAATGATTAAATCTATTAAATTCATTTTGCTCTACTAAATGCAAAGTCAGATGCTTTAGCTAAATGTGCAGGTGATTTATGTACCATATCTGCAAATTTCTTTTTGTTCTCATCATTTAAAGCATTATGAACTTGCGTAATAGCAGAAGCAGTAAAGTGGTCTACCTTGCGAGTTTGACCATTTCCAAATTTAACTGTTTGTGCCTGTTTATCAGAAACGATTTTATGGAGTTTATCTATAACAGCTTCTTCCAGTTCCGTTTCTTCTGCTTGAACAGGCGCATCAACACCACCACCATAAGGTATTGAAAAATATTTGTCTAATTTCTGATTGTAGTAAAGTGCAATCTTTGTATTATTAGGATACAAACGAATAGACTTACGCTTTAATACAAGCACAAATGGTGGGTCATTATTTAAATCTAATGCCTCATCAAGTTGTTGCTAATTATATCTATCATACGATTAAAAAGATTACGCATGATTTCTCTGTCGGCATTATTAAACTGAGGACGCTCTTCGGTCATCTTATCTAAAATGCGATGAATTCGTGCAAGTTGTGCCTTATTAGCTAAACCTGCACGAACCAACATGTCGAACTTTGAATAGTCCGACTTTTCTTCTTCTACAAGTTGTCTAAAATCTTGTAAATTTTTCATTCGACTTCGGTTTCAGATTCTTCGGTATCTTGAACTTCCATTTCTTTACCTGTAAATAAAGATTGTGCAAGCTCAGTTTTCTTAATATCTAATGCTTCAAATGCTTTCGCAGAAAGAAGGTCATTTAATGATTCTTTTGCTCCTAGTGCATTACCTGAAGCAACATTATTAATAAAAGTTGAAACATCCATTTTAATCTCCTTTAACGCCTATTTAGTATCGCTGAATATTTTTCCACATCTGCATCTAGTTGTGGAGTTTGAGACTCAGCAGAACCATTGTCGGCAGTATTATCTTCTGGAGGATACTGTTCAGCACTTACTTCAGGCTCTTGTCCTGGTTGTGAAGGACCACCAGTTCCATCTTCTTCTTCTTGTTTAATTTGTTTGTCGATTTGTTCAATTTCTTCTTTAGTTTGTTGAAGAATATTTCTACGAACCCACTCAGCAGAATAGTAACGACCAACATATGGGTCAACAGTCACTAATGTCTGAATACGAGATTGCAATAATTCAGCATCTCTTAATTCTGTGAAGTTATTATCTTTTACATAATCGTAATAGATATCTTCTTTAAACTGGTCCCATTCTTCTCTGGTACAAATACCTTTGAGAACACATTGTTTTTCCAATGCATGGTCAAAAATCTGTGAGAATTTATTACGCAAACGAATGATGAACTTATTGAACTTAACTTCATCACGGGTAACTTCAGTTGTTCTACCAAGACCAATCATACCACCTTGTTGTGGTTCTAAACGGGAGATTGGCACATTCAAAGACTGTAATAGTTTTTGACGGAAGTATTTAACATCTTCCAATTCACCAAGATTTTGACCGGCAGGCAATGTAGTAATCTCTGTACCTTTACCACCTTCACGGCGAGGTAACCAGAAATCTTCAAGCATAGACATGTGTTTACGGTCATCACGAATCTCTCCAGTAGATGCATCGTAAACAACTTTGTTCTTATACTTAACCATCACATCACGAAGATACTGTTCTGCTTTACCTTTTGGCAAGTTACCAACATCGATGTAGAATACACGGCGTTCTGGTGCTCTTGATAGTCGGTAAATAACAACTGCATCTTCAACCATTCTCAATTGATTGAGTGGT